AAGATCGACCTACACGATAATGGAACACCGAGAAGAACTTGGCTTCACGTTAGCGATACAGTTGAAGCAGTTATGAAGATCATCGAAAAGAATGTTAAAAATGATATATTTAATATATCAGGTAATTATGAGGATACTAATCTATCAGTTGTGAAAAAGATCTTATCTCTCTATAATAAAATAGAAAATTATCAGGATTATGTACATAATTTACAAAGGCCAGGTCAAGATGTTCGATATGCGATATCTGATACAAAATTAAAAAATCTTGGATGGAAACCTATGGCTAATTTTGATAACGAGCTTGCTAAGATAGTTGACTATTATAAAAATAATTTTATTTGGTAATATCTATCGAGTATTTTTATGATTAAAATTTTTGTTAATGGCACATTCGACATTGTTCATAGAGGACATTTAGAAATGCTCGAATATGCAAAATCATTAGGAAATTATCTGTTAGTGGCTATAGATGCGGATCAAAGAGTAAAAAGTTTAAAAGGGCAAAATCGTCCTATAAATAATCAAGAAGATAGAAAATATCTTCTTCAAAACTTACGTTGGGTTAACGAGGTACGTATATTTCATAGCAGTGATGAGTTAGAAAACATAATCAAACATTATGATCCTGACTTCATGGTCAAAGGTAGTGACTATCAAGGTAAACCTATAATAGGTGAACAATACTGCAAACAAATAAAATTTTATAAGTTAGTCAATGGTTATTCAACAACAAAAACAATTCAAAATATTACTAATCGGTGATAGCTGTATCGATGAATATTTTTACGGGTCGTGTGATAGATTAAGCCCCGAAGCACCTGTTCCTGTATTTAAAATATTGCACAAAGATGTAAAACCCGGGATGGCATCAAATGTTAAACAGAATCTAGAAAAGTTAAACATCGATGTTACCTTTATTACAAATACAGAAGAAATTGTAAAATCAAGATATATTGATCAAAAATCAGGACAACATTTAATTAGAGTTGATGCCGAAACTCCACTTAATGGTTGGAACGAAGCAGAAATAGATCAGTTTGGTAGTTATGATGCTGTTGTAATATCAGATTACAACAAAGGTTTCATTAGCTATGAGAATATTGAAAATATAATAAAGAAATTTTCTGGTCCGATTTTTATAGATACAAAAAAACAAGAGCTTGAACGTATTAATTCTAAAAATGTGTTTGCTAAAATAAATGAATCCGAATACTTAAAGTTACATTCAAGGTGTGATAATTTAATAGTAACATTAGGTAATCGAGGAGCAATGTATAAGGATAACATTTTTTCAACTAAACAAGTAGAAGTTACAGATGTCTGTGGATGCGGTGATACATTCTTATCTGCTCTAACTTATCAATATTTGATTGATAAAAATATAAATCAGTCTATAATATTTGCTAATAAGGCAGCATCAATTACTGTACAGCATATAGGAGTTTATGCTCCTACATTAAAGGAGATACAATGAGGTTAGAAGGATTTGTTGAAAAAGGTTGGGGACATGAACTTATTTGGGCCACCAATGACAAGTATTGTGGTAAATTATTAAAATTTAATAAAGATGCAAAATTCAGTATGCATTTTCACGCCGAGAAGGATGAAACTTGGTACATCCTTAGTGGAAAATTTGAAGTAAGATATATTCTTACTAAGGATGCAACAGTGCGTAGTGAAATATTAAAAGAGGGCGATACCTGGCATAATCGTCCTTTGGAGCCACATCAAGTTATATGTCTTGAAGAAGGTGTAATTATCGAAGTAAGCACGCCTGATAGTGTAGAAGATAATTATCGTGTAGCGAAAGGTGATAGTCAAAAATGACAACAATATATTTAGATATGGATGGTGTGGTTGCAGACTTTAATAGCTATGCTAAACAAATTCTTAACACAGAGCAAATGTATCATTCGTGGCCGCCCGAAGCATGGCAAAAGATAGCCAGTAACCCGCGTTTATATCGTGATTTAGATAAAACACCAGAAGCAGATGAGTTAGTACAATTTTGTAAAAATATCTGTAATAAAAAAAATTGGGAATTAAAGTTCTTAACAGCAGTTCCTAAAAATGATGATATGCCATGGGCATATTATGATAAAGTAAATTGGATCAATGAAAGATACCCTGGCATTCCTGTATTCTTTGGACCTTATAGTCATAGCAAATGGAATCACTGTCAGACTGACGATATTTTAATCGACGATAGGGTCAGTAACTATGAAGAGTGGAGCAATGCAGGAGGTCGGGCCATCTTGCACAAAGGCGATCTAGCAGAAACATTGCAACAACTAATATTATTTTTATGAAAATATTAATTACTGGTTATAAAGGATTCATTGGTCAAAACATGGTCAATGCCTTAAAGGACGAACATCAATTAAGCTTTTATGAATGGAATGATGATCCGCCAGAAATTGAAGGCCTCGATTGGGTAATACATCTTGGTGCCATAAGTAGTACTACAGAAAAAAATGTTGAAAAAGTTATGAAGCAAAATCACGACTTTAGTTGTATAATGTTAATGGCCTGTCAACTTAACGGAGTAAATTTACAGTATGCTAGCTCTGCAAGTGTGTACGGGTTAGACACAAAGGATTTTAGAGAAGATGCTGCATTAAATCCCACCAGTCCGTATTCCTGGAGTAAGTATCTTTTTGACAAGCATATTAAATCTCAGAAGTTTGAGAACATTCGAGTACAAGGGTTTAGATATTTTAATGTATACGGCCCTCACGAAGATCACAAAGGTGATCAGGCAAGTCCTTATCACAAGTTTGAACAACAAGCAAAAACAACAGGTGTAATAAAATTATTTGAAAATTCAGATAATTATTATAGAGATTTTGTACCTGTTGAAACTGTTATTGATATGCATAAGAAATTTTTTGATGTAGACGAATCAGGTATTTGGAATATCGGAACAGGAATAGCTAGAAGTTTTCAAGATATTGCAGAAGAAATTGCTAAAAAATACAATGCAAAAATAGAGTATATTCCTATGCCAGAATCATTAAAAGGGCAATATCAAAAATATACTTGTGCAGATATGACAAAGACTTTAAAAAGTCTATCGCAATGAAAAAAATTGTTATTAATTTAAACCGCAGACCCGATAGAAAAAAAAGTTTCCTTAATAAAAATTTTCTTCTATCGGATGTTCATTTTGCCGAAGCTATCGACGGCAACTCTCTTGATTATCAAAGATTAATATCTGCAAATTTTAACACAGATTTGGACTATGTAGATCCTTTTGAAAATAGAAAGATGACCAAAGGTGAAGTGGCTTGCTTTCTTTCTCATTACAGGGTTTGGGAAACCTGTGTTGAATTAAATGAACCGATATTAATTTTTGAAGATGATGCAATAATTGATTTTAAATTTTTCAACGAAGAGAAATATCAATCTATATTAAAAACATATGGTTTTGTATATCTCGGACGTAACGAATTAGAAAAATGGAGAGTAAGATCAATTAATAATGATATCGAGGTGCCATCATATTCTCACAATCTACACGCATACGGAATAACACCAGAAGCGGCAAAAATATTAATGTCGACGGATATATTAGAAAACATCATTCCAGTAGACGAATATCTTCCACAAATGATAAAAAAGATTAACGGTGTTGCATTAACTACTAACGTTGTTACTCAAGAAAATAGAAATATTGCAGGATCAGATATTGAGCCTATTGATGATAGTAAATGGTTTATTGACTTTAATTATTATGCAATAACAGTCGGTACAGACGAAAATCAATGTTTTCGTCTTTATTCAAGCGCCAACAGAAACAATATAGACATAACCAATATCGGAAAAGATATTAGATGGACTGGCGGAGATACTAACGGTCCTAGCTGTGGATTAAAGATTAACTTACTAAAAAATTATCTAACCGAGCTTAATGATCACGATGTTATAGTGTTTACAGACGCATACGATGTATTTTATACCTGTGACTTGGAAACAATAATTAGAAAGTATTTGTCATTTAATACAAGAATTTTGTTTTCTGCCGAACAATTCTGTTGGCCTAACATTAATTTAGAAAACAAATTTCCATTAGTGAGCTCAAAATATCGTTACTTAAATAGTGGAGGATTTGTTGCTCAAGTAGGTGAGCTAAAACGATTATTAAACGATCACATTGTTGATGATGCCGACGATCAATTATATTATCAAGAAAAATTTCTTTCAAAGATATATGATATCAAATTAGATTATGGTTGCCAAATTTTTCAAACACACGAACAACAGGCAATAATTAATAATTCACAACTTTATAATCCAATTAATAATTCTTATCCTTGTATCTATCACGGTAATGGTGGAAAAAACTGTAAAGAAAAATTCCATCAACTGTACGAAGAATATTTTAAATAACTATATATTCAAGAGTTAATAGAAAAAACTTCTCAAGCATAAGCTGTTTCAGGAAACAACACTTCATTTACAAATTTAATCATTTTATCTTTTGGCACACCCATCGAAACCATACTGTTTATGACATGAGGGTTTTGTTTTTGATAGTAGCAATAACGATCTTGTGCCATATGATAGTCGGCACCACTTTCTTGTGTAAAGCCTACATTAGATAGATAGTGTTTTAGGCTATCAAGAGCCAGCTGACATAAATTGTCTATTTCATTATCTTGATTAATATTGCTAACTGCAACCATGTTGTTGCTGAATATATGCCTTGCCCACTCAGGAAGTTCTCTATTTTTTTGCCATTGATATTTTGATACCTCTTGCTCGAACCATTTCATCATAGAATGGCTTTTATCGCCTGCAGAGCTAAAATCGTGAAATGCCCCTGTAATTTTATTTGCACCACATACTGCATCAAATCCCCAAATTGGGCTAGGATCATTAAAGTGCGGAAATATAGTACAATGTAGAATATAGATTTTATGTGATTCTCTGTTATCTACAACTTCAATATGAGCTCTACGATATCTATCGCTGGAATAAATTGTGTTATGCCAATTATATTCTGTGTGTAGGTTTTCTTCGAAGCTGCCGGTATTAGCAATTAAGTCTTCGATAGAATTTTTTAAATTTTCAACTTTATTCCAAATCTTGGTCATAATCGTTCATCATAGATATTGCCCAGTCAAAGGCAACATTTGCTTCTGCTGCCATTTCGACTTTTAATTTTTCACGTATAGATTGTTTTAGTGAGTCAGGATTTTTAAAATCTAACGATCGACTAGGAGCATTAATGATTTTCTTGATCATTTGTCCTCCAAAGAGATCTCCCATATGCCAAACATAAAGATGAGCCATAACTTTATCAGGCTCGGGCAGTAGTTTTAAAATATATTGATAATAGTCAATAACCTTTGGTCTATAAAACGAATGAGGATTATCTTTTTGCATATCTCGATAGTCAAGATAAAGATAATGGGCTCGTTGTATATCTGGTAAATTTTGTGTTAATCCACAAGCACCTGCTACTCCTTCGATGCCGTTGTAGAAAAGACTTTTTTGATAAGTCCAATCCATCCAAAGATTTATAGGAAGTGTTTTTGCAAACACGGCCTTCATAAATTTAGTAGATTCGGCTTCTTTATGTTTTTCAACAGTTAATTCTTTAAGACTCAAAGTAACACCTATGCTTCTTCGACTTTAATGATTAATGGATAACCATTTGATCTTGCTAGATTTATAGACTCTGCAACTTTTTGTTCGGCCAGTTCAAAGTTATAAATTCCTGCTACTGCACTACCTTCATTGTGAACAGTCAATGTTAAAGTTTCTGCGGTAGATGGGTTATGTTTGAAAATACTAATAAGCAAAGCAATTACAAAATCAACTGGGGTAACATCATCGTTACAAACAATTACCTTGTATTTGCTAGGTTCTTTAATATTTCGATTAGATTGTTTTTTCTTTTCTTTAATTATTTCGGTTGTCATATATTACCTTATAGGGGGACAAGCCCCCTATGTTTATTCAGCCTTTAACGCTAGAACCCGTGGTTTCAATGTCTCGGGTACAACACGTTTAAGCTCAACAGTTAGCACTCCGTTTTTAATACGGCCCTCACCTACTTCCATATGCTCTGCAAGAGTCCAAGCTCTAGTAAAATCTCTTGCAGCTAACCCACGATGTACGTAAACTACGTCCGGAGAAGTTTCTTTTTTACGTTCTCCTTTGACAATTAATTGATTTTGATCAATTTCTACGGTAATTTCATCTGGTTGAAATCCTGTAACAGCAACTTCAATCTCATATGAATTTTCGTTGTGTTTTAGAATATTGTAAGGGGGATAAGATGTATTGATTTGATTGCTGAAACGACGTTCAAAATCATTAAACAAACTATCAAATCCTAGCATAGCTCTATTTAGAGCATTAGTATCAAAACGTGTAAGTTGATTCATATTTTTCTCCTTTAATAAGTAAGCGAATCAATTTGGGCACTATGCCCATATTACGAGACCCTAATAGGTGCCTCACAATTATTTATAATCAATTATATGATAATTTAATATTTCTAGCAAAAAATTTAATTTTTAGATTGTCCAGATGAATCTTTAATGGCTAAAATTATAGGATGTAGAATTTTTTGTTGTATCCTTGCTGCCATAGCTTCAAGTATTAAATTTACATCTTGTCCTTTTGCCAACTGTTGAAGAGCGAAACCTAATTCATATTTACGAACACGTTCTGCCCATTCTTCCATAGATTCATCTGGATTCTTCCTCATTCACATTTCAAAATAAAAATTACGATTAAACTGGCTTGTATCTTCGTCGCCAAAATAACCTCTCGGATTACTTAGTACACGAGTATTACCTACAGGATAATCTACTGGATCATGCATATGGCCGTGCACCCAATATTTGATATTAGGATGATCTAAAATAAGATCACTAACATCACTAGTATAACCACCGTTCATAATTCTTTCGCCTTTATACTTGTCGTTGATACTCATATAAGTGGGACCATGATGAGTTATTACAACAGCAGGTAGATCTTTATTCTCTCGAATGACTTGTTTAATAAATTCTCGAGTAACTCTATGAACACCAACAGTGTGTTCTGGTGTTAGCTTGTAATAAAGGTTTTTATTTACATAATGATTTTTGATTAAACGATAATCGTTTAAGCCATACTTTACTGTGTGCAAAGTTAATGGATCATTATTATTACAATCAGTCCATAGGGTTCCGCCTACAAACAGAATACCGTTGTAAATCTCATATTCATTTTCAAGCAATCTAACATTATCGGGCAAACAAGATTGGAGTTGATTATAAGTCCTATCAAATCTACCGTGATAATGTTCGTGATTACCCATTACATAAAATACGCGATCGTACTTTGAGCATTCTTTATAGAAAAAATCGTACCCACAATAACTACCGGGTTTTGCATCCAGCAATCTCGTACTGTGGAATTGATTATGAAAATTACGTGCCTCGCAGATGTCACCTGCAAGAATCAGAACTTCACCGCCGGGAAGTTCTTGATACCCACATTCAAGGTGAAGATCCGATACAAGGCTGATTTTCATTTTTGATCACTATGTTTGATTGTTTCGAATAATTTATTTTGTTCTTCTTTGAACTCTTGATATTGTTGCTTATAGTTGTTAATTAGGAGTTTTACAAAAATTCCCATCCAACAAACAAATCCAGCAAAAAGAAAAACTTTTTCAACATCTCTTAGGATCGAAATGCTTATCAGTATCATTCCAGAATACCAACAAATATCTTCAAAAGAAGTTTGTTTAATTTTCCAACGAAGAAAGGATAATAGCTTCATTGTACAATTATACAGTATGATAGTGACTTTGTCAACCGACCATTACTTTGCTCACCGAATTTATTACTGAAGCAATGCGTCCGATATCACGAAGTTGTTCAACAGTATAACCCATAGTCTTCAAACCATCGTAGTGGGCTTTTACGCAAAACTCGCATTTTCCAACAATACTTGCTGCTAGACTATATGATTCAAATCGTGCTTTAGTTGTACCACCGTGCGTAGTAATGGCGTTCATTCTAAGTTGCGCTGGCAATCCTTTTAAGTTAGGATCATCTGCCATTTCGACATATGGGTACCAAGTATTGTTCATGGCCATAAGTGTTGCGGCTGTAATAGCTGCATCACGTTCTGTGGCATTTGACAATTGAC